TGTTGAGCCCCCCTCATCTTGGCAAAATGTATAACCGACTTCATTTATTTCTGTGCCATTATATGAAGGTGGCCCAGAGCATTCGCAGCCGACCCCACAGTCTTCTGAAATAAATACCCATGTAGAGCCATTCCATTGATATGTACATGGCAGATCATTACACGCCATTATCCACCACCCGTCGAGGTCGTGCTTGTCGTCGTCGGTGCCGCGGTGCTGGTCGTGGTGGTTGTTGTGCTCGAGGTCGTGCTAGTCGTGGTGGTGGTTGTTGTGCAGTAGTACGCACCCGGCACACATATGGTCGTGTAGTTGGGCGTGATCGTGCCATCGACGCAGGAGATCGATGAGACGTAGTCGTAGCTCAGGATTGCGCCACCGCCACCCGACAAGATAATCATGTAAACCGGATTGCCGTAGCTGTTAATCCCCGCATACCGACCCAAGTATCTTTGCACTGACGGCACACCGCCGTTGATGTCCTTGATTTTGATATCGACATCGTCGGTCCACGTGTCAGTATCGGCAACGTAGGTCAGCAATTTGCCGGGATAGTACCCAGATGTTGGCGTTGTCGATGTGACACGCACCACATGCACGATTGGGTAGCTCGGCCCAGATCGTGGCATGACGTTGCGGTCACGGTTGGCCAGATTGCCCGCCTCGTATTCACGCAGGAGCGTGGCGAGGCGCGCAATTGATTGGTCGTCTAGGAGATAGCCAGCCATCGTCTACGGGCCTCCTAGAGTGTTGGAAATGCAACGCGCGGATAGATATGAAATGTGTTAAACACTGGCGTTCCGCCACCAGCTAGCACGCCACCAGATCCGTCAAGATTGACGGGCACAGATACGGGGACACCGTTAATATCGATAGGAGTACGAGTGCCTCCTGATTTTTTAAACATGCCCATATCGGCGACAACGTACGCCCAACCAGCAGGGCGATATTCAAAGACTAGCGTCCAGCGCCAATAGCTGACGTTGTTTTCATAGACCAAGTTTGCACTAACACTATTGAGTTTGGCGAGTGCTGTGCCGATCACATATGGCCCAACAGTGTACGAGCTGGAGTTTATATAGCCGATTGCGCCGATCCATGCTGCCGATGGTGAGCTTGTAGAGTTGAGACCTACTGTGATCGATGCGCCCCCCTTGACAATCTCAGCAGGTGGCAAATATGGATCGTCGGCACTATTTTTGATGAGGTTATTGTTGCGATCATACGTAACTGCGAGCGGGTATGAGATCGTCGAGACGCTGTAGTCTCTCGGCCTCGATAGCGGGTTCTCCACACGATCCGCAGGCGCTTGACCAGTCTGCTGAGTCTCGACGGCAGGGTCGCCCGATGGGGCTGATGCTGCCGATGGCGCATCGATGTTGTAGCCGTAGTTGACGCTGATGCGCCAGAGCGTAGGGTCGCCCTGATCCTGAGACGGGCTGATGCTGAGGCAGTACGCGTTGGCATCCTCATTGTGTGCGCTAAATATGACCGGCAGCGATGGATGTGATGCAGCGTACGCTGGCCCGTATGTCGCAGCGTCAGTGCGCACCAAGAATACACGGGTATACGTGCGATTGAATTTCTGATCGACGGATGCCGTGCGCCCCTCGGCGACCTCGGTAAACAGTGTATACGCCATGTCGCCTCCTTATTTGGGGATGACCAGAGTGCCGGGCTTGATTATGTTGGCATTCTCCGCTGCTTTGACGAGACGCGCCATTTGCACGGCTTGCAGCGCATCCTGCCGCGCAGCCTCAGCAGCAGCAGCGACCAGTTGTTTCTGCGGGTCGGCCTGAGCATTCGTTGCCTCGACTCTCGCTCTGATCTGCGCCTCAGCAGCACCGGCAGAGCCAGCCACAAACGCCTGAGCAGTGCCTGCTTGTGGAGTTGCAAATTGTTTGATCATGTCTTGGAGCTGCTTGCCTACTACCCTAGTTTGTGCTGCTCGCAACTTGTCGGCGGATTCTTTAGAGCCCTTGGCTGCCTGAGCCATCATCGACTCAATGTTGCCGATGGTCTCAGCAAACTTCTCTGTGATGCTCATATTGTTTTTGAGAATATCTCGAGTCATGTTGGCGTTGTCTTTGGTGGCAAGCTCTAAATCAAGATTAGCTTTTTTCTCATTCTCAGCTTGCTCTAGAGCAAATTGAGCGTTGAGTTTTTGCTGATATGCCAGATTCTTTGCGTTGACCGCAGCCTCCTCGGCACTGACTCCTACTTTGGGCAGCTCATTATTGAGTTGCAAAAATGATGACATCGCAGAAATCAAAGCAAGATTTGATTTTGACGCTATCTCTTTCTCAAGTTTTATTTGGGCTCGCACCTCATCGCCAATCGTCATCTGCCCTGGTCTATTTGGATCGACACGCGGCCCTTTGACAAGATCTCCAACTGCCATAGTCATGGCCTTGCCAATCTCAAATGGCGCGGTGACGACTGTTGTAGCGGCGCTGGTTGCGACCTTGCCTGCGGTCATGCCTTGGTAGTCCTGCATCAATTTGCGTATGCCAGCGACTACCTCGTCAAACATGCCCTTTAGCTGAGTAATACCCTCGACCAATTTATTAACAACGTCTTTGGCAATCTGCTTGCTCGACTCAAATATAGAGGCTAGCCCTGCTGCTTTATCTTTGGGGTCAACCACAGGCAAGAACGCCGCGGCGATCTCTTGCACGACTTCTTTGATACCTTCAAACGCGCCACGCAATCCGGCAAACGCTTTTTCGGGCTGAATAATAGCAAGCATCTGCTTGCCTATTTCTGTTAGGAGATCGTTGAAACCTGTCGATAGACGTTGCAACTGGCCGTCAAACGATGCACCAAACGCATCAGCGGCAGCCTTAGCCTCTGTCGAATTGCTTGCCCTGAATACCGCTCGTACTGCCGTGGCGCTGCTCACCGAGCCTTGCTGAACGGCAGCCATTGCCTCTTCTACCGAGTAGGCATTGCCCGTGACTGCCTCAAGCTCTTGAGCCAGTGCTTCAAATACCTTTAGCCCACCTTTTTGCAGTGTTTTGAGCGGCCCATCTGTGGCGATGGCTGTGCCACGTATCTCAGTGATTGCCGCAGCAACTGCCTGAGCACCAGAAGCTCCACCACCGAGCAGCTCGATGGCGTTGCCAGCATTGGCTAGGATTGTCGATGCGCCTGCCGTGCTAATGCCAGCGGCCGTGAATTGTTCAAATGCCTTGGCCAGATCCTGCAATGGCACGCCACTGCTGCTGCTAAGGTCGCGTAGATCCTTGATTACTTTATTGCCAGCCTCGATTGATTTGGCAGCGTATTGGGCGCGGATGGTCATCGTCTCGAGAGCGCCACCCATTTTCAGAATTGACACACCAGCTTGTAAGGGCATGCCGATGAAAAACTGAAACACGCCCTTGGCCATGTCGAGCAAGCCCTTAACGTCGTTGAGCGACTTAAGGCCTAGCATTTCTGATATGTTGATGGGCTTTATTTTGCCAATCGACTCAAGGCTTTTCTTCGACTTGTCGGCGACATCGCCTACGTTTTTCAGGCTCTTGCTGGCATCCGCGGCCCCTTTGGTGACATCAGAGCCCTGCCATGCCATCTGTACTGAGAGTTTGGCGATACTAGCCATATGCCTGCTCCCGTGTCATGACCTTGGCCCCGGTCTCTACCAGTGCCGTGAGTGTCGTTCGCTCTGACTCCATCTCAGCGCAGAGATCGCGAGGCAGAAAGTCCGTAATCTTAGCACCCTTGGACCACGCTGCCATCGGTGCCCATGCCGCTAGCGCATGCTGTAGGTCGCTGCGGTAGTAGCCCCATGGATCGAGCCTTATGAGTGCGACCCACTCGGCCAGCTCTGTGCTACTCATCCGCTCCTCGATCTCGCCGACCGTCATGCCCAGATGACCAGCGAGCCGAAATAGCACCCGCCTGAGCGGGCGCTTGGCTAGTTTTTTTCCACGTCCTCAGGACGCAGGCCTACCAATTTGCAACTGGCATCCCATAGCTTATCGATCGACATGGCGGGCAGCCCGCTCACCACTGCGATGTCATTGTCGGCAAATAGGCGCACACCCTGCTCGTCGCAGATAGTGAGCACCAGCAGACGGGCGCGGATGTTGGCGTACCTTGCCGCGCCCTCATTTTCGATCTGCCATGCGTCCCACTGGTCGCGCTGGCCTGCCGTGATCTCACGCAGGCATACATCTCCGCCCCACTCGGGCACGGAGATCGTGACGATGCGTGGCTTTGCGCCTGCGATAATTGCTGCTCTGTCTAGTGCC